ATACGTCAGGTCGACCATCTGGCGACGGTCTGACATCAGGGGCTGCTCGGGTGCTTCCATCAGCTAGGGCCGCTCACGCTGTTGTAGTTCCACATCATCGAGTTGACGCCGTGCTGGTACTCTGCAGCACCGTTCGCCATCGGACCCAGCACCGGCTGAGTCATCATGTCTCTCTGGCGAGCCATCGTGAACAGCGGGCCGCTGCGGATGCTGAACAGGCGCTGATTGACGTCCATCTCGCTATCGCGCTCATACCCTAGGGCGACGGCGCGCACGACTGCTAGGTACAGGCCCTCTAGCCACGTCGGCACACTGATGACGTCGTTGTCGCTGCGGATCTCCTGCCAGCCGCCGCGATAGTGGACGAGGAACACGTCGTCGCGGCTTGTCGCAGGAGTGGGCCACATCTCCAGTCGCGGGACCGGCGATCCTCCTGCGCGACCGGGGACGGTCGATTGCGTGTCAAGCCAAGTCGTGTCATCCGTCGCAGACAGATAATCTGCGTCAGGCTCCCCGGTATGCTTGGCGTAGATATTAAACCTACCCGCCACTGACGCGTCTAGCTTTGCGTAGAACGTCAGTTCACCAATGCTGTTGATCAGGTCGACTAGCTCTGCAGCGTTTGCGACCTGATCAGCCGCATGAGATTTGAACGCCCATGTGTTGCCCTGGAAGAACGTCGTAACGGCTCCGCCCACAAACTTGTAGTCGGTGCTGCCGTCTGAGACGGTCAAACCCTCGGTGTAGGTTGTCGATACGGTGTTCCCGTTGAACCGGAACTGGATCCGAGTCGGCGTAGCACGCGGCACCCAAGCGAGCGCTGCCCAGTACTCCAGGCTGCTGCTGATGGTCGTGCCGCGCTTCTGAGCGACCTCTTGCAGCGTAGTCAGGTGGATGCCTGCGTTGATGGCATCAGTGGCCACCAGAGCGACGATCTCGCGAAGGTCCTCTGGCAGCCACATATAGTCCTGACCAGCTGTCAGGCTCAGAGTGCTCTGAGCCTGCTCAAGCCACCGCCAGGGGTGCATAGACACCACGAAGTTGCCCGCGTCGTTCAGGATGCGAAGCCCACCAACGGTAGGCATTTGATCCGTACTGAGCGCGTGCCGGACGTGGTCCAGCGCTTCCCTGGCGGTGACAGTCATCAGCCCACTTGGTAACGGGCCTGCAGGCCGTCCCAGGAGATGTAGCCATCGTCTGAGGTACCAGTGGTGGCTTGGTTAGCCGAAGCCAGCACCACCTCTCCAGTCGCGGCCTTGACAACCGCGTTGCTGCCACCGGCTACGTTGCGACGCGTCAGCTTGTCACCGACCGCAATGTTGCCTGCGCCAGTGTTGCTCAGGATAGCGTAGACGACGCCCTTAAGCACAAAGGTGACCTGCTCTCCGACAGTGCCGCTTTCGGTAGCAATGCCCCACACAAGGTTCTGAGACTTGTTGTCGAGCAACACATAGCTACGGTGCTCAAGTGCGCCAGTAGCTGCGTTGACACTGAAAGCAGAGCATTGTCCTTTAGTGACAGCTGCAGCTAGCTCAGTACGGATGAGAAGTTGGCCGGATTCAGTAACCGGGCCCTGAATAGCTTTCATCATGGTAATAGGCTCCTAAAATCAGGCGGGGATAACGGAAGTGGGAAGGATGCCGACAGGGGCGATGATGCCCTGACGCTGACGGCTACGGCAGATGAAGTTGTGCCAGCAGTCCACGGGCATGACCGTGGTGAACGGCTGGTTCGGGTGCTTCATCGTCGGGTGCTGGTAGAAGTAGCGCGTCGTGTGGAACACGAACTTCAGGTAGTTAGCGTTGATGAAGTAGTAGCGAGGACCGGAGTCGTTTGCAGCCGTAGTCTCCGTCTTCGTGCCAGTACTGTCATAATCGTCGCCGTAGATACCGGCGGTATCCAGCGACGCGACATACTCCAGATCGACACCAGCGTACTGAGGCTTCATGTAGCTGGGGTCCTGACGGCTGCCGGTAACGAAGGTGTCCTGCGAGGCCCGCAGAGCGGCGACATACGCGCGCTGACCGCGACGCGAGGTCGCAATGAACATCGCGTTGAGGCTAGGGTTCTCAAAGTACTCCTGATGGGACGGGGGCGGCTGGAACTGCACATCCATGTACAGCGCGTCGAACGCCGCAAACAGCTTGTCAGACAGCAGATCGAGAGAGGTCGAACCAGCAGCGTCGTAGGTCGCGGTTTGGTTACGCCACTTCGTCTCGGCAGTCGGGTTGATGTTCTGGATCACGTTGCCAGCGCCGAACGACGCGCCGTTTCCAGCGCCGGTAATGAAGACAGGCAGGCTGTAAGGCTTGGTGCCCGAAGTGCCCTCCATGTCGGCGCTCGAAGGCGCGGCGAACAGGCTGTCCTCCATGCCGTTAAACAGCGAGGTCCAGAGACGCTGCTCCTTGGACCGCTTGATCGTCTTGTACGTCTGGTGACGGGCGTTGCGGCCCTGACCACCGACGTTCAGCTCGATCTCGTGATCGGTCCAGCTCATGTGGTCGACGCTGAAGCGCCAGTCGATCTCCCACTGGTCCAGCACCTGAGGGTTCGACCAAGCGAACGTCTCGTTGGGCTGGTAGTACTGGAAGGTCGACTTCTCGTCGAACAGGATCGAGTCCTTAATCGTCGAGCCACCTTGCAGGGTCTCGGAGGGTCCCTTGCCGCGCATGAAGCGGCGCAGGAGGTAGTTGTTCTTCACCGCCTCGTTGACGATGTCGTCAGCGCCGGTCAGGAATGCCGGACCGGTGCTGTCCATGAAGTCGTTGAAAGTGTCAAGTGCAGAGCCCATCTCTGGTTCTCCTTATCGTCGGCCAATAGCGCGAGCCCGTTGGTATCTGTCGGGATCGTCGCTCTCGAGAATTTTAAGAACTGCGTCCTCTCGCTCCGAGGGAGACGAGTATTGCTGCTGAGGAGTCGTAGGTCGCGGTCGCACCTCGGGTTGCCCCTTGGAGCGATATCCGTTCAGGCTGCGCTTAGCCTCCTGCGTGGACTCCTTGATCTCCCCTCGGAACTCAAGAAGCACGGCCTCTTCCATAAGGTCACGCACAGACTTGTCCGGCTCTTCCTGAGCCAGCTTGTCCATGCGATCCAGAACCCGGTTGAACTCCTCACTGCGGACGTCTTGCACCTGGGGGTACTCAGATTGCAGTTCAGAACGGGCGCGATCGACCTCCTGGCGAACCAGAGCGGCCTGCACGCTTTGAAGCGCTTGCTGCTGCTGTTGCACCAGCTTGCGCATCGGCTCGACGCTAGACTGCTGGAATTGACGCAGCAGGTCTTTGCCTGCATCGTCCAGACCGAGGTAGTCGCTCAGAGAGTCAAGGTGTTGCGTATCAGCTTCGGGTAGGTCCGAGGTGGGCTCTGCTTGCTGGCCTTCCTCAGAGTCCTCAGCTTCCGCGTCACCTTGAGGCTCTTCGCTCTCCTCACGCAGCTTGCGGTCAATGTCTGCCTGCATCTTCTTGCGATGCTCAGCCATCGCAATCAGACGTTCTTCAGGCAGTGCTTCAAAGTCTTCGTCTGTCCAGCCGTCGCGACGCAGCACGTCGTAGGCATCCGACAGATCGGGAGAGGTGGGCGCAGGCGACTCGTCAGCGCTCTCTCCAACGCTCACTTCCCCCCCTACACTGGGCTCATCACCTGCGCCCAGAGGTACAAGATCATCTTCGTCAGGGCTGCCGTCAAGCTCCATGAGCACGCGATCCTGTTCGGCATCGCGCGACTCTGATTGCTGTTGCGGCTCTGCGGCCTGCGGCTCCGGGGTTTCTGCTTCGTCAGTCATCAAAGTTCGTCGTAGTGTAGGTTGACGCCTTCCTCGCCACGTGCGCGGCGACTAGCCTCATGCGCCTCTTGCATGTTGCGGAAGACTGGACGCCCCTTTCTATCAAACTCGCCCTTGTGGTACTTCCAGTTCTTCGGAAGCTGCTGGGAGACGAATGCGTCGTTTTTGCGCACAATGATGCGACTGTTGGCTTTTGTCATAATAATCAGCAGCGCCACCTGCGGCGCGCTTGGTTGATGCGACTGTTAGGGTCGTTGCGGGTCTTGGCGCTAGCCTGCCTTTTCTGCCCAGCGCTTCGGGCGCAGTACGACTTGCGTCGAGCCGCGCGCTTGCCGGTTGGGCTCTTCTCGGTCACAGCCGTCTGCAGCTTGCTACCAGGGTTCGCGCGACGGTGGGCGGCTACACCCTTCTTGGTCATGCCCGCCCCTGACTTGGTCGAACGGTAGTTGCCAGACGCCTTAGACTTGCTGATTGCTCTCTCTTGTTTTCTAGGCACTGGGGACTCCTGCAGGATTTGCCTGCGGTGCTTGCTGCTGCATCGAGCCTAGCATGCGCGACATCATCTGACCCGCGTTGGGCAGCTCAGCGCTCGGCTTAGCCTGCGTCGGCAGCTGCGTCGAGCCCGCCTGCGCCACGAACATCGGCGTCACCTGCTTGGGCGGAGGCATCGCCTGCGACTGCTGCATGCGCTGCAGGTCCATAGCAAACCGCTGCAGCAGCTCAGGCCGGACAAGCTCGGGCAGATCGGGAGCGTTCATCGCGTTGCCGATCTTCTGGAAGTGATCCTGCCACGGGTAGTCAGGATACATCTGCATGGCCTGCAGGCTGTTGATCAGAAGCTGGTGCGTCTCAAGCGCGCGCTTCTGCGCCATGCCCTCGCTGGCCCTCTCCATGCTGTAGGGCTCAATCTCCAGCTCAAGATCCTCAAACTGATATCCAGAATCAGCCCCATGTCCCCCGCCTTGGAAGTACGGCTGTGCTTGCGGCGACATTGCCAGTTCACGAATGACCTCCTCGCCCAGGGGGAACACGATGCGGTCATCGTGGTACATATAGAAAGCCACCTTCTCAAGGACCGCCGTCACGCTGTCGCTGAAGGCCTGCTTGATGTAGCTGATGCGCGCCTGAGCGGCTTCAGACGCGATTGTGTGCTCAGTAGCTGTGCCAGCGCCGGAAACCGCGCCGCGCAACGCTTCATCCATACCGAGTGCGCGATCCGCGCGTTCACGGCACGTTCTGATCCAGATCGCCTGCTGCTCTGTCTGTCCACCAAGCTCGAACTCCTGCACCTGCGCGCGCCCGTCTTCGAACGGCACGACTGCGACATAGTCATGGCCGGTGTCCTTGACCAGCTGCGCCGTGCGCGGGTCGTTGACGCCGACGATCCGCTTGTGCTTAAGCATAGCGTTGCTAGCCGCTCGCACGTGACGGTTCAGCTCCGACATCTGCACCTCGACGGCGGTCAGAGGGCTCAGAGGGATAGGGCTATCCGGCACCTTGTACACGCCAAACATCGCGTACGGGCCAGTGCGCGGTCCGTAGTACGGACGCGGCTTGCGCAGGAACTTGCCCATAGGCTCTGCGCCCTCAGCGGTCACCGCGCTGCACAGCGTCACAATCGTGCCGTGGAACCCCTGCGCAGCACCGGGGCTGTCAGGCAGCTCTAGCCCAGGCACCCAAACTTCGTAGAACACGATCTCGTCGCGCTCGGGCGTGTACTTCGCGTCTCTGCGCACCTTGACCGGGTCAGCCGCCACGGCCTCCTTCAGAGCCTTGACGTCCCAGCCCATGTCAGGCTCGGCGTTCGCGAGGTCAAGCATCTCCCTGCGTGCCCGGCGAACCTCATGGCCAAGGAAGAGCGCGTCGCTGATGCGCGTGCATCCAGGGTCGATTAGGAACTGCTTCTGGCTGATGCGCTCGACGACAGGCCACATCGGCTTGCTCGGCTCTTGGTTGTCCGCCTCTGGCGTCATGACAGCCTTGCCGCTGGTGTCGTAGTAGTCCTCGCGCACCACCGCAATGCCATAGCTGAACAGCATGTCCGTGCACAGCTCTACCAGCTTCTTGCGCAACACGCAGTCTCGGACCCACCGGTTGAGCCCGTAGCGCATGGCCGTAGCCACGTCGTTCGCAGGCCCAGGCTTGCGGCTACGCACCTGCACACGAGGGTTGTCAAAGATGAGCTTAGGGATCATCAGCGACATGTACTCGTAGTACGTGTTCTCAGGCGCGTAGTCCTCTGCAGTGTTGTAAGAGTGCGGGTTCCACGCAGGGCCGCGGTAGCGCTCGATCATATCGTCGAGCTTCTTCAGGTGACGATTGCGGAACTCGACCGCAGCCTTCACCTCCTCCATAGCGTGATCAGCGTGATCGAACGACATCAGTCGGCACTCCTTCTTTGGTGTGGCCAAGCAGGCCACCGAACGTGTCCATGGGGAACGCTACGTCGTCCTCGTCTAGCGACATATCGCGGTTCCACATGAACATAGCAGCGTAGCGTAGGCAGTCGATCGCGTGATCACTACATCCAGGGTCAGGGCGCTCCTTAGTAGGCTTGCCGTCCTTCGACCGCGTCCAGATGTAGCTCGGCAGCTCGTCCTCCAAGCACACCGGACGCTTCTTCTCGACACGGTCGCGGTCCTTGCCCACTAGCGAGTCGCGCAGAATGAAGATGCGCGGGCCATGATCGGCGGGACTGAACCCCCATCGCACCATGTCAATGCCGGTGCGAATAGCGTTCCTAGCCTTCCTGGCGATACGGTTGCCGTTTCGCCCGCGCGCGTGACCCAGCCGGTCGTTAAACACCTTGATGTACTCCGGCTCGCTGGGATCGCAGACTATGGCTTGCAGGTCGTACTTCTCGTTGTAGTAGATGACCTGCTCAGCCCACCAGTCCATCGTCTTGCCAGTGCGGTACAGCTCGGCAATACGGTACATGCGGTCATCGTTGACGCCCCATATCTGCAGGCATCCTGGGTGCCGCAGGCCCTTGTCGTAGCTGCCGAAGCACCATTTGAACTCGGGCGCGTCTTCCTTGTCGATGATGTGGATCGCGGGGTCGTACTCCTCAAAGATGACCCCCTCTTCGCTCGCCCACTTGCCCTCATACAGGTTCAGTCGGCGCGCACCGGGAGGCAGGTTGGCCAGCACTCCGTTGACGTAGGCGTCTCCACGCTTGGTCCACGCGCCAACCTCGTGATCCCAGTAGGTCGGGTTGTCTTGGTGGCGCGACAGCAGACGCAGCTTCTTGTCGGCCTTGTGCCGGTCCGGCACCTCGCGGAAGCCCTGAGGGAAGTACTGGTTCAGCCAATGGAACTCGCCCGCAGGGTTGGTGTCCGCGATGCGCATCTGCCAATCCATCTTGAAGTTACGGTTGGCACGCGACAGGTACTCCCAGCTGTTCTGGTCGATCTCTCTGGCCTCAAAGACCGAGATGACGTCGTACTGCGTCGAGAAGGTCTTTTCCGGCTTGTCCAAGCCACCCAGCACGATGTGACTTCCGTTGGGGTAGTGGTAGTTCTGCCGGTTGTTCCGGCCTGCAGAGCCGTGAATAGCGGGGTGCCCAGGCCACAACACTTCCTCTTCGAAAGTAACTAGCACCGACTCGGCCAGCGACTCTCTTGTTTGACGAAGCATGAGTACGCGGATGCCTGGATTGGACTCGCATAGGTAGTTGATCCACTCAAGAAGCGCACGCGTCTTACCGGTTCCAGCAGGGCCCTCAAGCAGCAGCTCGGCGGGGCGCAGAGTCCACAACTCTCGCGCAGCGCCGTACGGCGTGTACTCGTGGACGACCTGCTGCTGCTCGCTCATACTGCCTGCAGTCCCTTCAGGTAGAGGCGATTGACCCAGCGCACGGTGCCGTAGCTGGTGGTCTTCAGCGCAAACTCGATCGTGTAGATGTTGCCGCCCTCAAGGGTGTAGTTAGCTCCGCTGTACGGCAGGCGGTACACGAAGTTGTGACCTGTGTCGTCGAGACCACCCCAGTAGTCGTGGCTGTAGGTGTCCGACAGGTAGTCCCCAACAATGGCTGCAGGCGGAACCGCAGACCCGCTAATGTCCAGCAGGGTCACTTCACGCTTGCGGTTGCCGACTGTCGTCTGACGGTACAGCGTAACCACCAGTGCGCTCGCGTCTGACGACACGTGACTGTTCATCAGCTGCGACCCGTTAGGCAGCTCAAGACGGTGAGCAAACCAAACGTCGTTGCCCTCTGTGACCTCTGCGCTTACTTCGTACATCAGGTGGTTACCGTTGTCGTAGAGCGCGGATCGCTGGTAATAGCCAGCCCACGCGGTGTCCAGTAGTTGCCGAACGAAGGCCAGAACCGTGCCGGAGGGCCCATCGGGTGACCCGAGTTGAACTGGCTCTCCTGCGTCTCAAACCACCAGCTGTGCATCAGCGCGCCACGCTCGTTGCTTCGGATGTC